CTGCGGCAGCAAGCCGAAAGGGGTGAAATATGACTAAGGCGCAATTACAGCGCGAAAACGAATTCCTGCGGTCGAAGAACAGCCAGCTGCAGAACTTGCTGCAGCTGAAGCGCTGCCCTTCGCCGGTCAATGACTGGCTGCCGCTTCCCATCCCGCCGGCTCAAAAGCCTGCTGTCATGGCATGGCTGCGGGATAACTTTACTTGCGACCACCACGGCGACGGCTATTTCGAGGGGCTGCGTTACTGCTGCTTCGAGCCGGAGGGCTGGCGGCGCGATGAATTTCCGGTGCCGCTGCCCGACGGGATGCAGCTGATGGTGCGCTTTTCCAATACTGACGCCGATGGGACGCATGCCGACGCGGCATGGTACGCGGTCAAATCCGAAAGGGGTGAAGTATGACGAACGCGAAACGCGAGCTGGAATGGCAGGTGCAGGTCGGGCAGCAAAGCGACGCGCTGATCGAAGCGCTGGCGGCTGCCCTTTGTAATGTATTGAGCGTCAACCCTAGCTACCCTCCCGGAAGCGTCGCGGCAATTCGCCGCGAAGCGAAGCACGCCTTGCGGCGGGCTGCGAATTACAGCCGGCGGCGGGCAATGGCGAAGGCGCAGGGCGGCAGCGAGCCGCTGACGACCTGGGGCGAACAAATCTGAAAGGGGAAATTATGCAACCAAAGAACGCGGCTGGCATTGCCCGGCTGCTGGACGAGGCATTCCGCAGCGAGTACGCGGCAGACTGCCGCGAGGCAAAATTGATGGAGCTGCAGGATGTGCTGATGTCCTTCGCAATGGAGGTCGACGACGCCGCCGGCTGCGAACGGCTGGGCGGCGGACAGCGCCGCGAGTTGCGGTGGACAGCCGACTATGCGGTCGGCATTGCTGACGAGCTGGACGATTTAGCCTTCGGTCGCGCCCAAGCGGCGAAGGCAGAAAGGGGTGCTGGAACATGAACGCGACGCCGTTTTCGGATTCGGACTGGGATGGCTGGTCGGGAGCGGAGGGCTGGTCTACGGACCAGCCGCCGTTGATTCGCGACCTAAATTTCGACCGGCTGGCAATTGCCGACCGGCGGGCGGTTCAGTATGTAATGCTTGGCGACGAGGGCACGCGGGAATTCTTCCTGCCGCTGGCAATGACGCCAGCGCTGGCGGAGGCGTTTCTGAACAGCGGCGTGCTGGACGGCGATCTGACCGCCGGAGATCTGAAGGCTTTGGGTTTCACTGAAATCTAACCAGAAAGGGGTGCCCTATGGCACGCGATGTAGATTTGATCCGCGAGAAACTGACGCGGAAGGCGATGACGGTTGGCGAATTGATCGAGCGGCTGGGCGATTTCGACGCGGCGCTGCCGGTCGGGTTCGCCTGCGACTATGGCGACCATTGCCATACCGAGCAATTTCTGCCGGTGGAAATGGTGGAGGCGAATGACGAAACGGATTATGGTCCGAAGTATTTGACGGAAAGCGCGTACAGCCACAGCGGGCTGGCGCTGGACCATGCCGACGACGATTACGAGGGGGACGAAGAACGCGACACGGCTGAAGATGACGGCGGCAGCTTCGGCTGCGGTTACAACCAGGCTGCCGCCCGCGCGGCGACGCTGCCCTGCGTCATTCTGTCCTAGCATGCGGCTGCTCCTACCGCCGCCCCATGCGGGGCGGCGGACTGAGCAGCCGGCGCTGTGCCGGCTGGAATTCTACGCGAAAGGGGTTTCTATGAACGCGAGCAGTTTTGACAAGTATCGCGATTGGATTCGCGACGCGCTGGCTGCGGCTGGAATTCCACCGCACGCCTTCACGACGGGCGAATTGGTCGCGGCATGGCAGGAGGGCATCAATTGGGCGGACGCCGCAAAGCAATTCACGGCGCGGTTCCGCGAAGCCGAGCAGCCATACGAGCGGTGGCTCGTAACCACCGGCGGCATGTTCGGGCACTTCGGCAGCGGCGCGACACGCGACGAGGCGGCGAAGAATTGGCGCAAGGCTGGCGGCAGAAAAACCGAGGGCAACTACCGCGAACAGCAGTTCCGGTCGTCGCTGCCCTTCGCGCCGGCTGGTCGCGCAGCGACGCCAGAAGAAGCGGACGCCTTCATCAGCCGCGACGGCACGACGAATTGGGTCCGCTGCCAGCGGGTCAGCGACACGGAAGCGCGGAACAAACCCGAGCAGTTCGGGCGCTATCCGGGCAAAGGCGGTGCGGCATGAACGCCAAACGACGCGACCGGTTTCAGCGTGGCAGCGGCTGCTTTCGCTGCAGAGGCTGCGGCAAGCAGACGCGGGACGTCAACGGCAATGCTAGCGCTGAGCTGTGCCCGCTATGCGACGCGCAGGCGCTGAACGGCAACAGCTTGAGCGACGCGGGCTTCCCAGGCGATGCCTGGGCGGTCTTCGACGCTTGCAAGACGCCCGAAGAATGTGACAGGCTTTTGACTTCAGAACTGGAAAAGCTCGCGAACGCCCGGCGGGAACGCTGCCGGGCAGAAAGGGGTTCGCTATGACGCTGCAACATCCGTTTGAATTGCCGCTGTCGCGGTTCAGCTTCGACAGGGGCGAATTGACTGCCGAGGCTTCGGACTTCGGCAGCATGAACCAGCTGGTGCGGAACGACGTGCCAGCGCCCGCCTTTATTCGGCGGCTGTACGACGACGCTTGCGACCTGGGCATTGCCATCCGCAGCGAGCGAACCGGGCGCATTGCCCGGTTCTATTGGTGCGAGGGCGAGGGGCGCAACGCGGATTATTCCTGGGGATACGACCGGTTTGTCTTCCGTCCGGAAATGACGCGGGGCGGCGTGCCTTGCGTGCCGGTCGCGAAGGTCACAATCTTCAACGACTGAAAGGGGAATGAACATGACGCACGAAACCTTGGTCAAATTGATGACCGCGATGTTGGAAGCCGAGCCAGCCAGCGGGCTGCTGGGCGCAATGGCGGAGGCGCTCTACAAACGCGGGCAGCGGCTGAACGCCCTGACGGTTCAGGCGTGCTCGGAGGATTGCAACGACGGCGAGGTCGCCCAGCGCATGCTGCCGCCGCAGTATCAAAGCGGCGTGCAGGTTTGCAACAACATGCTGCCGGGCGATGACGACGGCTGCGAGGGTCATCCCGCCGGACCGTTCGACCCGATGGGCGAGACGGTTTATTGCGACGGCTCGTGCCGGCGCGCCGGGCGCGAGCGGCTGGGATACGATGCCCCCAATTCTTGAAAGGAGAAACTCTATGTCCAAGGTCATGCCAGCCGGGCGAACCTTCACGGTGCCACAGGCTGCGAAACGGCTCCAGCTGAACGAGCGGACGGTCCGCGAACGCTGCGAGCGGGAAAACATTGGGCTGCTAATCAACGCCCGCATGCGGCTGCTGAGCCTCCGCGATCTGCGGCGGATTTCCGCCGCCGCGCGTCCGGTCGGCAACCCCAACTGGCAGAAAGGAGGGCGGCGATGAACGGCGGCAGCCGCGTCGATCTGATCGACGGCGTGCACGTGGTGCGGGACGACGCGTTTCCCGGCGGCACCAAGGCGCGGTGCCTCGAGGTGCTGCTGCGGGACGCCGACGAGTTCGTGTATTGCTCGCCCGCCTGGGGTTATGCCCAGCTGGCGCTGGCGCTCAGCGCCCAGGCGTGCGGCAAGCGGGCGGTGGTATTCACGGCAGCCCGGCGGCAGTTAGCGGCCAGGACGCAGCAGGCGGCTGCGGCTGGGGCGAAGATCGTGCCGGTGCCGCACGGCTACATGTCGGTGCTGAACGCCCGCGCCCGCGAATACTGCGCCAGCAGCGGGGCGCGGCTGCTGCCGTTCGGGCTGGACACGCCGCCGTTCATTGCGGCGCTGGCGGAATATGCCGCCAGCCTGGCGCTAGCACCCCGCGAGGTCTGGTGCGTCGCGGGCAGCGGCGTGCTGTGCCGGGCGCTGCAAATTGCCTATCCAGCGGCGGAATTCCACGCCGTGCAGGTCGGGCATCTGCCGGCGGTCGGCGCGGCGCGGCTGCACCGAGCACCGGAGCGGTTTGAGCAGCCAGCGCGGCATCCGCCGCCATTTCTGTCGTGCCTCAACTACGACGCGAAGGCATGGCAGTTCGTCCGGCGGCTGGCGTCGCCGGGCGCATTGTTCTGGAACGTAGCACCCTAGACATGGAGGAAACGATGACAGTTCACGAAGCCGGCGCACAGCGGTCGGCGGACGACGCTCTGGTGCTGGCATGGCTGCGGTCCGTTGCACAGACGGAAGCCGCCGCCGTTTCAGCATCGCAGGTTTGCGTCGGCGTCCAGCTGCGCAAGCGTCGCATCTGGACCGCGCTGTACCGCTTGACCAAGGCGGGCGCAATTCGCGTCCGCCCGAGCGGCAAGAAGCATCGAAACCTATATTGGGTCTGAAACCTACAACCGAAAGGGGTGACCGAATGTTCGTTTTCAAAATTCTACGAGCCGCGCCGGGCGAAATCTGGGGCGGCGAGCAAACGTTCCCGCTGGACGCCATGCTCGAGGATTTATTCGACAGCCGTGGCTATGCGAGCATCTTTGAGATGCGGCACTTCGTCCGCCGCTGGGCGGTCGAGGCGAAGCCCGGCTCGATCTACAAAACCCGCTCGGCGGCGATTGTCTGCTGCGAAGGAGGTGCGGAATGAATAAAACCAGACGAGCCAGCCGCCGCAATTGCCTCGCGGCGGCACGGCGGAAGTATGGCAAGGCGGCGTGGGTCCACGAGAACCGCGCGGCACCGACCGCCGCCCGCCGCGAGGAGGCGCGGGCGCGGGCGAAAGCGTGCAGCCAGGAAATCGAAACGCTGCGGGCGGAACAGAAGGAGCTGGGCGGCGACGGCGTTGCCGATCTGCTGGCTGCGGCGCAATTCGTGGTCGACGTCGGCTGCGACCCGACGGCGGTCGCACGGCTGGGCGTCGCGTGCCGGCCTGCGGCGCGGCATCGGGAAATAAACGAGCTGTGCAGCTGCCTGCGGGACGAACAGCGGGCGCTGCCGTCGAACGGCTATCGCTGGTCGGCGGGCAAGCTCGAATATATCGGCAAGCTCGCCGCGTTCAGCGTTTCGCTGGCGGACGCCGACACGCTGGACGAATTGTACGCCAAGCTCAGCGGCGCGGCTGCGGAATGAAACCACGGGCGGTTGCCTTCGGGCAGCCGCCCGTTTTTTTTGCGCGCCTATCGCTCGTGCACGGCATCCAGGAATGACAACGGCTGCTGCCGAGGCTCTGCCGCCGCCGGCGAGATGGATGCGAGCAGCGCGGCGACCTCCCGGACGCATTGCACCGGGCGGCGTCTGAGGTCGAGCGTCGTATAGCGCAGCACACGCCAGCCCAGCAGCACGGCAGCATTGTGCTTCTCGGCATCGCGGGCGAACTGCACGCCCCGGTTGTGCCCGCCGCCCGTGAAGATGCCGCCATCGATCTCGACCGCGACGCGGTGGGCTGCCCACGCGAAATCGAACCGCCACTTGCGGGTCGGGTGGAAACGGTATTCGCGCTGCGGTGCCGGCGCGCTGGTCAGTCGTTCGAACAGCAGAGCGAACCCGTGCTCGAGCGTGCTGCGGTTCTTTTTGCCGGCGCGGCGGCCTGCCATGCGCTTCGCCTCCTGCTTGCTGGTGCCAATTCTGCCCATTGTAGCCTCCTGAAGTTACCACAGCGACTTCTGCGGCGGGCGCTTCGCAGCCGGCACGACCGGCGGCGGCTTCTGCGGCAGCTCGAGCCAATTCGTCGCCAGCACAAAGCCTGGCGCGCGGGCTTCGATTTCGCGGCACCGTACCACGCGAAATTTCGTGCCGTCAGGGTTCGTACATTCCCGCCCAGGAAACCGACCGGGCTGGGCTGCGATGTAGCTGCGGAGCTTCTTCAGGTCACAAAGCAACCAGCGCTCGATAACGTGCCGGTCGGTTGCGTCGGCGTAGAAAAACATATCACCGCAGCCTTCGATGATTTTATCATATTCGGTCTTGCCGCCGTGCAGCGCCTTCGAACGGATAGTGATTTCGTCTTCGTGCCGCGCATAGCAGCCCAGGCGGCGGTGGCGACAGGCAATCTTAACAATGTCCTTCAGCCAGATGCCCTGTGGTGCGTTCTTCACCAGCACGCAGAGGATGTCGGCATTGCGCTCGCGGTCATCGATTTCGCCAGCCGTCACTTGCACCTGCGTTCCGAACCGCTGGAGGAAATATGCTCCTATGATCGGGTGCGTCGCTGGCATGCACGCCACTGAAAAGTGCCAGTCATCGTTTTTCATCAGAATTGGAGCCTTTCTTGCTGGTCAACGTGGTCGCGCGTATCGATGACGCGCGGCAGGAGCATGGCTTGCCGCGCGGGATCGAACCGCGCCTCAACCACCGCCTGCATGATCGCGCGGTTGCGATTCTTGGAAATATAAAACCAGTATTTGTTCGGCGGCTGTTTTTCCTCAATGCGGTGTGGCCACACGCCGAATACGATGACGTCGGCGTCCTGCTCTAGCTGCCCCGCATCACGCAGGTCACTGGCTTTCGGCACGAACTTTTCGCGCTTTTCTATTTCGCGGTTCAGCTGGCAAAGCGCGACGATAATAATTCCCAGCTCGTTCGTCAGCCCGCGAAGCGTAACGCTGACGTCCGCCACCTGCTCGTAGCGGCTCTTGCCAGCGCCCGCCAATAGTTGTGCGTAATCGACGATGACCGCCTGCACATCGTGGTCGGCGCGGTGCCGGCGGATGACCCGGTCGATTGTTTTCGCGCTGCGGCAGGCTTCGGCAATATAGCACGGCGCGCGGATGGCAAAATGCCCATCCACGTCGGCTTCGACTTCAGCAGCGCGAGTCCCATCCCAGTGTTCCTCTGGCACAGCGCTGGCGAATTGCACCGTCCGCTTGCCCAGCGCGATAGGCGACATTTCTTCGCTGGCGAAAAGCACCGGCATCCCCTGTGCCGTCCAATGGTGCGCCAGCTGCAGCCCGCAGGCGCTTTTGCCGTGGCTGGGGCGCGCGGCGATGATCACCATTTCCGTTGTGCCCACGCCGCCGCCCAGGGCATAGTCGAGATCGCCGATCCCAGTTTCAACCAGCAGCGCCTGCCCAGCTCGCCGCGCTTGGAAATAATTTCGCGTGGCTTCCGACAGCGTCAGCACGTTCGGCTCGTGCTGTGGCGACGGCGCAGTGTAATGCTGCAGCGCGCACGACATCAGCCGCGCCGGCGGGAGTCGACGAAGATACCCCCGTTCTTCTGGCTGCTTTGCCGCGTCTTCGAGCTTGTGCCGCAGATCGCGCTCAGACCACGGCGGCTGACAGAGCATATTCCACTCCGCCAGCAGCTGATACGCGTCGTCCTGCGAAAGCGCGAAGCCAATGACCAGCGTGCACGCGGCTGTGAATGTGGCATTATGACCGCCGCTGCCGCTGACAGCCGGCGGAACCTTCGCGAGGTATTTTCGCGCGCGGTCGATAATTGCCCGCTCGTCTTCCGCCGGGTTGCTGGAAGCGGCGGGTGCGGCTGCGCGCTGCTGGAAGTATTGCGCCGCCAGCGCGTCAAGCTGCGGCTGGCATGGCTGCGGTTCGCTTTCGCCTTCCAGCCGCCAGCCGGTCACTGCGAAATAGCGACCGTGGTCGTAAACTTCGATAGCTGGGTGCTTCGCGCCGATCATTGGCGCATCGACGGCGGTTTTATTTCCCGCGCCGCGCCAGCTGCCGACGCCAAACAATTTCACGCCGGTCTGGCTGGGCGATACTTCCGCATAGGTCGCAAAGGCTTTGATGATTTCCCGCGCCCAGTCCGCCACTTTGCCGGTGGCTGGATCGCGGCAGCCGTCCAGGTCGACGCCGCAGAACGGGTCGCCTTCGGCGAATTCAAAGCCTGGACCGCTATAGCCGCCCCGCTGAAAGCACTTCAGGCAGTCGGCGAAGGTGCCCCACGTCGCGCTGTCATTCGCTTTCGCCGGCGCACCGGTGCAGCTGAAGGGCATCTTGCGGTTCGCATCGCCGCCTTCCATCCGCCAAACGACCCAATGTGGAAAGCCGCGCAGCAGCCTGGGGACTTTGTCTAGCGTCAGGTTCATGGCTCGCTCCTTCAGTGCGGCGTCCAATTGGCGTTGTCTTCGGCGGTGGGCAGCCGCGACGCAGCCCGCCGCTCACGCTTCGCCCAGAAGCTCGGGAAATCCCACCCCTGCGAATTGTTGGCAATGGCAGCATCGATAGCCGCGACAACGGCTTCCGCGCCGTACGTCGCGGCGCGGTTCCGCACCGCGCCAACGAGCCCCTTCAGCCCCTTCGGCTTATATTTTTCGCGCCCGCCCCGCTCCTGTTTGTAATCCAACCACCGTTGTAAACCTAAAACCAACTCGTGATTCAATCCGTTGGTTAATAACTCAAAGTCTTTTAACACTCTTGAAGATGAAGAGCTATGTTTCGGCTGTAGGGTCGCCATTGGGGTCGCTATGGCGACCCCATTGGGGTCGCCATTGGGGTCGCCATGCCGACCGTTTTTGTCCGAAGTGTTGGCAGCCCAGCGCTTTGCGGCACCAACTTTTCCAGCCGCCGCTTGTCGCCTGGTGAATTTTTGCCGTTCGAGCCAAAGAAAATACACTTTTTCGTTGGTGAGCGCGCCTGCTTTTCGCGGGTGTGGCGATAGGGTCGCCATAACAACCCCATTGGGGTCGCCATTGGGGTCGCTAAGCCCCCCTGGTGGCAGCCTCGCCAGCCTTTCCAGCAGCGACGGATCAGCCGGCAGCGAAGCGTCCCCGCTTGCCCAACAGAAAAGGCACAGCCGGAAATACGCCAGCTCCTCGGCGGGCGTCATCGCCTGCACGCGCGGGCTGCTCAGCCAGTCGTTGACGTAGAACGGCATGTACGGCTCTTTAGACATCGCCGCCTCCTTTGCAATACGTTCGCCGCCAATGAATGAGGCGGTGGCAGCCCGTGCAGATGATCCAAACGTTCTCGCGCAGCGGCGCGCCGCCGTCGGCGAATTCGACAACGTGCTGCGCTTCCAGCGTTTGCCCCTTCGGAAGCGCCGCCTCTGGCGTCAGGCAAAGCTCGCAGAATCCCCGCGAAAACTTCGCCACCAGTTCGCGGTGCGCCGCCGGGCGTTTATATTTCGTTGGCTCGTCATCTGGCTTCGACAGAAAGCCGCAGTGCAGCCCACAAACAGCGCAGCGCGAATCGGCATAATGAACGCCGGCAGGGCGGAGCGTTACGACTTGGGGCGTTTCGGCACCGCAGGCTTTGCAGAATCGCTTGTCGCCATCCATTGACGCACCGAACAAAAGCAGCCCCAATGACCCCGCCCCGTGGTTGTTCTGTGGATTCAATGCGGCAGCAGCCGCGAAGAATTTTCCACGGAACGGGGTCGCTGGGGCTGGCAGAAAATTGAATCGCAGAACGGCTGCCCAGCATAGGCTTCCGCTTCGCGGGCGTCAAGCCGCTGGCGCCTGGGAAAATTTATTTCCGGTGCTAGCGTGCCCCAGGCGTTGCAGCCCGTGGCGCGGCGCGGTATCATGGCGGCATGGCGATGACGTACTATTATGACCGACCAGCGACCCCTGCGCTGCCTTTCTAAACCAGCCTGCGCGGCTGGGGTGCGTCTTCGCCAAAATTCTCACTACGGGCAGCGCGGGGTCGCGGGTCGCATCCATTGAAAGGGGTGTTGCATGTACGCGACAGAAAACGTCCGGGGCACGGGCAATGGCAGCGGGCAGCTGGTGCTGCATTGCGGCGGCGAACGGATCGACCGGTCTGGGCTGCGGGCGCTGCCCAAGCCGCAGGGGCTGAGCCCCACGCATTATCCCATCGCGCACATCGATTTCATCGAGCAGACGATTGCGCTGCTGGAATCGGTCGGCGTGCAGGTGGTCAACGAGGCGCACGGGCTGATGCGCGGCGGCGACAAGTATTTCGGCGTGTTCGGGCTGGGCGGCGGGAACGACGGCGATGGTTACGGGCTGATCGTCGGGCTGCGGAATTCGCATGACCGCAGCACCATTGCCGGGCTGGCGCTGGGCTGCCACGTGTTTGTGTGCGACAATTGGTCATTCTCTGGCGAGGTGACCATCGAGCGGAAGCACACGCGGTTCATTATGCGGGACCTGCCGAAGCTGCTGACCGACGCGGTCGGCAAAATCGTGGGCAGCCGCCGCTCGATGCACGAGCGGATCGAAGCCTACAAGGCGACGGACATCGCCGACGAGAACGCCAGCGACCTCATGATTCGCGCCATGGACTGCGGGATCATCAGCCCGCCCAAGCTGCCGAACGTGCTGAAGGAATGGCGGCAGCCGTCGCACGCGGAATTCGAGCCGCGTACAGCGTGGTCGCTGTTCAACGCCTTCACGGAAACGCTGAAGGGGTATAACGCCGACAGCGCGTATGCTCGCAGCCAGCCGCTGCACGGGCTGTTCGATGCCCGCTGCGGGCTGTGCGCATTGCCAGCCCCAGCCGTCGCGGCTGAGGCGCTGGCGTTGTAGGACGCTTGCCGCCGCGCGGCGCGATCTGGAGTGATCCGGACGCCGCGCGGCTTTTCTCTGTTTTTGAAAGGGGTTTTGCAATGACAGCAACGACGCAGGAATGGCTGAAAGACCCGAAGGGGGAGGCGGTTTTGCAGCAGCTGGGGATTAAATTTCACCCCGGAGTGCTACAGCTGAAGGACGTCGACTGGAAGGCGACCGACGAGAATGTCGGGCGGATCGGGCGACCGACCGCGCAGGAAACCGTGGACGACTATGCCCTGGCAATAATGGACGGCGCGGCGTTCCCGCGCCCGATTGTGACCGAGGGCAAGAATGGCACGATCGTTCTGGCGGGCGTGCACCGCGCCAAGGCGGCGAAGGCTGCCAGAATGGACGAGATTGGCGTGTATTTCACCGGGCAATTGCTGCCCGAACAACACCGGCTGATCGCAGTTATGACCAACCGCAAGGAGGGCGTCCGCTGCACCGCGACGGAGGCGCTCGAATATGCGGTCGACATGATTCAGCGGCACGAGCTGGACATCGCCGAGGTTTGCAAGCTGCTGGGCGTGCGGGAGAATTCCGTGCGGCTGCGGCTGCGGCTGCGCGATCTGCGGGTGCTGGCGAAGGGTGCCGGCGCGAAGGAGGCACGGGTCACGGACACGACGCTCAAGCGGCTGACGACCATGTCGGGCAACGCGAAGGTCCTGGCGGCGGCGTGCAATTACATCGCCAAGCACGGGCTGCTGGAACGCGACGCGATTGCCCTGGCGAAATCGGTCGGCGAGAAAAAGACCGAGGCGGAGATGCTGGCGGTCATTGAGGTTGCCGACCGCGAGCGCTGCGAGCTGGCGGAAAAGATTGCGGCGAATGGACACGCCAAGGCGATTACATTCCCGCACCGCACCAACTTCCTTCGCGCCTTGTCGGCGCTGAGGGCGGCGTTGGGCGTGAAGACGAAGATCAGCGACCTGCAAATTGTGGAGGACAGCGATGAGCACAAACGAATCCGCCAAGAATGGGCAGCCATCAAGCGGCAGCTCACTGGAATCCTCAGCTAGCGCGACGGCTGGCAAGTCGTCGAATCGCCACAAGCTGAAAGCCGCGTTGCCCATCGCGATTGTTGAAGCGCTGAGCAGCGGTCCGAAGGACACGCGGGAGTTGCTTCTGCTGTGCGGACGCATCATTGCGCCTGAGCGGGCAATGCGGGAGTTCCTCCGCCGTCAGCGCCGGCGGTCGGACATATTCACCGACAAGCACAAGGTGGAATCTGGCAAGACGCGAATCATTGCCAGTGAATTGTCCTATTTACGGCGCGCGGGACGAATTGTTCGCCTGTCCGATAGCAACCTTGCCCGGCGCGACCACTGTTGGGCGCTGGCTGCCCCTGGGGCGCAGCCGGCAGCCGAAGCCCCGAAGCTGGAAGGAGGAACTGCGGCGGCGTGCTAGGACCGACAACCGCACGCCGCAAGCTGGACAGGCGCGGGTGGGGGACGGTTCACCCCACCCCGCGCCGCCCGGTCCCCTGGGCAGCGGCAGGCTTTTGGTTTCTGGCCTGCTGCGAAGCCTAAACCCAGGGGGACCGCGCCGCGCGAAATTTGATCCGCCGCATCGACGAGCGGCTGGGAGGAGCTACCCAATGACCCAACAAACTGACGCCGAGCTAATCGCTGAACTGCGGAAGCTGCAAGACAAAAACGAATCGACCTATATTTGGATTCCTGACGAATACGCGTCTCGCCTACTCGCGCTGGCCGAGGAAGCGCTGCGGCTGAGGGAGAAGGAAAAAACAAGAAAGCCCAGATTTTAGGAGCGACGCCACCCTGCGCCGCCACCGCTTAGCGCCCGCGACCCCTTTCCGGGCGCGGCGGCGCGGGGTCGCTTCGCTTCGCTAACCATCAAGGAGGTCAGCAATGCTGGTTCTATCGCGGAAGATCGGTGAAAAGATTACCATCGGTCCCAACATTGAAATCGTTATTTCGGACGTCCGGGGCAGGCGAGTGTGCCTGGGTATCACAGCGCCGCCCGCGTACAACATTCGCCGCGCGGAAATCAAACCGCAGCCCCAGCCGCCGGAGCGTCGCCCATGACGATTGACCAGCTATCGGCGGGCAAGCGCTGGGCGGTCGTGCAGCCGCCGGATGCTGAACGATGCCCCGCTGTTTAATTCGTGAAAGGAGCGACGATGAAACCGCATGAACGCCGCGAGGCTGCCCGCCAGGGCACGGCTGGTCAGTTTCCATACTACAAGCTCGCCAAGTTCGACCCGACCAGCTACTGCTGGCGGGAGCATGGCGGCGCGCTGCCGTCAGAATCGCACGCCCGCGCTATTGCCGCGACGGTGCCGGGCACATATCGTCTCTGCCGGGTCGATGAATCGGGGCGGACGGATTTCAAGCCTTTTACCGTGGGGGGTGCCTGATGGAGCCCGGCAGCGCGAAGTCGTACAACATCGGCAGCGCCGACGTTTATACTGGCAAGGCGGAGGCGGACGCGAAGGCAGACGCCGAGCGGCGCGCCCGCGATGCCGCCGCGTACAAATCGCCGAGCCTGTTTGGCGAGGACTTGTTAGGCGATCCAATTGAACAGCCGTCGCGCGGCAAGCTGGCGGACGATTTCTTCATTCCGCCGTTTAGCGTGCTGAACGCCCGCGAGGGTTGGTGGCGGGAACGGAAGCGTGCGTGGATTGCGCTGGGCATTAAATCGGAAATCGGTCGCGGCGCGAACCTGCTCCAGTTCAGCGACGGCGTCAATTCTTTCCAGGCGACGGGCGACTACAATGCCGCGTCGCCCGGCGGCAGCGCTCGCCCAGCGTGCGATTATAGCGACCGCGAGCGCGGCAGCGGCAGCGGTCAGCCAATTGCCGGCACCGCTGCGGGCGGTGTCAGCAAGGAATTGTGGGACGCCAGCCAGGCGAAGAAGCCCGCCTATGGCATCTCGAACGCCGAGGCGACGGCGAAATATCTGTCACAGAATCGGATCAAACCAGCCAACCGCGCGTTCCACGAGGAGGGCATGCTCGAGGGATACGCGGCGAAGGAAAAGCGGCAGTCCGCCGTGCGACCGGGCGGCGGCGACAATCCGAACCCTGGGCGCGACGGCAGCGAGGAATATGAGGGGGGCGATGCCTGGATTGCCAGCGGCGCGGACACCGGCACGTCGATCTTCGACCCGGTGCTTTGTGAGCTTTGCTATCGCTGGTTCTGCCCGCATGGCGGCATGGTCATCGACCCGTTTGCCGGCGGCAGCGTGCGGGGCGTTGTGGCGGGCTGTCTGGGGCGGCGCTATTTTGGGATGGAATTGCAAGTCGGGCAGCTCGTCGCGAACGAGGTGCAGGCGGCGAACATCGAGCCCGACCCGCTGCCACGCTGGCAACTGGGCGACAGCGTCACGGACTTCGAGGCGGCTGCGCCGTGGGGTGATTTTCTGTTCAGCTGCCCACCCTATGGCGACCTGGAATCGTACAGCGACGATCCGCGCGATCTGTCGACCATGACGCACGAGAAGTTTCTGGCAGCATATCGCGAAATCATCCGCGCGGCGTGCCGCCGGCTTCAGCCCGACCGGTTCGCGGCGTTCGTCGTCGGCGACTTCCGCGACGCGAAGGGGCGCTATCGGAACTTCTGCTGCGAAACCATTTCCGCGTTCAAAGCCGCCGGGCTGGATTATTACAACGAGGCAATTCTGGTGACCAGCGTGGGCTCGCTGTCGATCCGCATCAAGAAACAGTGGGAGGGCGCGCGCAAGCTGGGGAAAACGCACCAGCAGGTGCTGGTGTTCTGCAAGGGCGACGGCGCGGCTGCGGCTGCCGTCTGCGAGCGAGGCGTGAAATGGTAGGCGCGCCCAAACCGCTGCCGCAATGCCCGTGCGGAAACATCGGCTGGCTGCTCGTGCGCCGCCGCGAGAACAAGGCGCTGCTCCGCTGTGCGAATTGCGGGCGTGAATTCTGGTCGTATTCGATGGCGGCGTTCGGCTGCCCGCCTGCGCCGGACGCAGCGCCCGAAAAACCCAGGCAGGCGAGGAGGCTACGATGAAACGACCATTGCCGAACTGTGTTGATGAAAACCGAATCTCCGGACCATACGGCACCCACAGCGGCGCTTGCGTCCTGAAAACCGGCAGCGCGCATCTTCGCTGCGTCTTCTCAGACGGACTCGGATGGGATCATGTTTCGGTGTCGCTTCCGACTCGTTGCCCGACGTGGGCCGAGATGGAATTTATCAAGCGCACCTTCTTCGCTGACGACGAGACGGCGATGCAGTTGCACGTTCCGCCAGTGGACCACATCAGCCATCACCCCTATTGTTTGCACATTTGGCGACCGCAGAGTGCCGGTGAGATTGCGGCGATCAGAGAAGAATGGGGCGACGAATGGCCCTATGGAGAATTGGAATCGCCGGGCACAATTCCGCGACCGCCGTCATGCACAGTTGCACCGAAATCAGGAGCCACCCAATGATGGACGCTAAGCACCGGAAGCAATGGCTGGCGGCGCGGCGGCAGTTCATTGGCGGCAGCGACGCGGCTGCCATTATGGGCGTGTCCAAGTGGCGAACGCCGCTGGACGTTTACCTCTCGAAGGTCGAGGGCGTCGATGGCGATGGCAACGCGGCAATGGAGCGCGGACGGCTGCTGGAGCCCGCCGTGCTGCAAATGTACGCGAATGAGACCGGGCTGGCGCTGGAGATCGGCGGCGACATCCGGCTGCACGCGGCGCTGCCGTTCGTGGGGGCGACGCTCGACGCGCTGGCGGCGGCAACCATCGTCGTGGACGCTAAGACCAGCCGCAATCGCGGCGGCTGGGGCGAGCCCGGCACGGATGAGATCCCGATTGACTATCTGTTGCAGCTTCATCATTATATGGCGGTCGCAGACAAGCAGGTCGCCGACTGCGCGGTGCTGTTCGGCAATTTCGACTTTGTGATTTATCGCTGCCCGCGCGACGAGGAACTGGTCGCCATGCTGCTCGAAGCCGAGGCTCGTTTCTGGCATTGCCACGTGCTGGCGAAGCAGCCGCCGCCGCCGCGCAGCGCCGCCGATGCCCTGCGGCGGTTTCCGAAGGCGCGGTCGCAGACCGCCCGGCTGGCAACCTACGACGCTGTTGTGGACCTGAACGATCTGGCGAAGATTGCTGGCGCGGTCGCTGTCCTCGAGCAGTGGCGCGGCGAGCTGGAGGCGCGCGTCAAGCTGGAGATCGGCGACGCCCTGGCGCTCGCCAGCGGCAGTGAACCGCTGTGCACATGGTCCAATGTCGCAGCCGCCGAACGGCTGGACGCCGCGCGGCTCAAGGCGGAGCTGCCGGATGTTTTCAAGCAATACGCGAAGCGCGGCGAACCGACGCGGCGCTTCTCGATTCGCCCCGATGCAATCGCGGCAGCCGCCGCGCAGCTATTTCCTAACCCAACCCTTGCTGAAAGGACAGTCCCATGTCTACCGACAACAGTGAAAGCAGAATGATCGTTCCCGAGCACACCGGCGGCGGCGCAGCGATTGCCCTCGCTGGGCTGGCGGAACAGCAGCGCGCCATCGGCGAGATCCAGGCGGCGCTGACTGTTGCGCAGGCACGCCCGCGCGACCGCGTGAAGGCGCTGAAATTGATTCTCGGCGACTGCGAGGATTTGGCGCTGGCTGAGGACGCCGAGTACGTTTACTCGAAGGGCGGTCAAGAGGTGCGCGGTGCGTCGATTCAGCTGGTCGAGCTGGTTGCCCAGCGGTGGGGCAACATCGAGTTCGGCTTCCGCGAGCTGGCGCGGAACCGCACGGCTGCCGGGCGTGCTGGCGAATCGAGCGTCGAGGCGTTCGCCTGGGATTTGGAAACCAACGCCCGCCGCAAGGTGGTGTTCACGGTCGAGCACCGGATCAAGGCGCACGGGCAGTTCAAGACGGTCGACGATCCGCGCGAGGTCTATGAGCTCATGGCGAACATGGCACAGCGCCGCGTTCGCACGTGCATCGAGGACGTCATTCCGCGCCAGATCGTCGACGCTGCCGTCGAGCAGTGCCGCAAAACGCTGGCGACCAAAATCAAGGTCACGCCCGAAACCATCGTGGCGCTGTGCGACGCGTTCGCCTCGAAGGGCGTCACGAAGGCGCAGCTCGAGCAGCGGCTCCAGCGCAATCTGGAATCGATGCAGCCCGCCCAGCTGGTCAGCCTGCGGCGCATCTGGGCGAGCCTCGAGGAGGGGATGTCCGATCCCCAGGAATGGTTCGATATGCCCCAGCCGGCGGCGGCGGACAGCCCGCAGGGCGCGGCAGCGCCGGAGGCAATGGCAACGGCAGCCCAGCGGGCGAAGGACGCCATCCGAGCAGCGGGTGCGGGCAGCACGCCCAGCACAATCGCGGCAGCCAGTCCGCCAGCCGCCGAAGCCCAGCCTGCCCCAGCCCAGGCAGCGCCTCCGGCTGCCTCTCCGCCGCCGGCGGCAGCCCCAGCGCCAGAACAGCAGCCCGCCCAGCCGCCAGCACAACAGCAGCCAGCGGCTGCCAGTGGCAGCCAGCTGCCCCTCAGCATTGCCGAGCAGATCGCCCAGGCGAAGGCCGAGGCTGCCGCCCGGCTGGAACAGCCCGCAGCGAAGGCGAGGAGCTGGCTGGATGACGCGCGGGACACGCTGGACGCGGTCGAATCGTTCGATGATGCTGGCGAGGCATACAACCTCTGCTTCGGGCACGCGAAAACGTCCGGCGACCAGGCAGCGCTGAAGGGGCTGTTCGATGAGACCATGGCGCGACTGCGAGCGTCTGGCGGCAAGCCCAAGGGCGGCGGGCGTCGGCCAAAGGGCGACCAGCAGCGGGCGTTGATTAAATAGCTACAAGCGCCCGCGCCGGTCGAACTTCCGATTCAGCAGCGGTAATCGCCGGCGCGGGTTGCCTTCCAAAAAGGATTGCAATCATGAAAACAACCGACGACATACGCGAGCGAATTCTGGAGAATCAAATTGCGATTGACCATTGTTTCACGGACGCCGTGGCGACGGCTGCCGACTGCGGGCACGCCCTGCTGCTGGCTGGCGACCGGCTGGGCGCGAACGAGTGGGCAGCGTTCGTTGTCCGACGCTGCGGGTTGTCGCTGCGGCGGGCGAACGTCTATATGGCAATTGCGCGATCGATGAACGGCAGCGTGCGAGATCTGTCGCCGTCGGCGACCGCCGCGCTGCTGAAACAAATTGCGGAGGCTTGACTTTTTAACCCTTTGGAGGTGCCCTATGGCAGCCAAGACGAAGAGCGTTCCGGTGTCGAAGCGTTTGAAGAATTCCCACCAGGCGATTGTGAACCTGCTCAGCAAGGGCGCGCGGATCGCCGCGGCGAAGGACGGCGAGCCGTTCCGCCCGATCATGCGCGGCGAGAAAGTCGTCAAGCGTGCCCATCGCAAGACGCTGGACGAGATGCGCAAGCGTGGGTTGCTGACAGCCGACCTGACACTGTCCGCCGCCGGAAAGGACCGGGTGAATAAATGAGCACGCCGCTCGACAGCGCCGCCTTCCGCAAGCTGGTCGCCGACATGCGGCTGGCGCAGGCGACGTATTTCCGCACCCGCGACACGGCGTCGCTGGCATACGCGCGCGACCTCGAGCGGCAGGTCGATGAGGAATTACGCGACGACCGGCGGCGTAAACTGTTTGACAAGGAGGGCAGCTAAAATGTGCATGTGCACCTATTTGGAGGGCGACGAGCACCTCGACAAACTGTCGGACGCCGAACTGAACCAGCTATGGGCTGAGGTGCGGCAGCGGACGGGCGAGGACTGGCGCGTCGCCGAGCTGGTTCGCGTGCGCCGCCGGTGGTTCCGCCAGCCGCGCGTCGCAAAAGCCTATGAGCTGTTCCACCACATCGCTGGCTCGGAATTCCAGATCATCAATTTCTACCGCCCCGACCGTCGTGGCAATTCGATCAACCCGGTGAACGAGGCGGCCTTTATTGCGGCATATTTCTATGGGCTGCTGGCTGGGCTGCGAAAGGAGGTGCCCTGATGGGGCCGGTCGAATACCGTGGCAAATACAGGGCGCTGACCGTGCGGTTCACGCCCGTCGAGCTGGTTGGCGTGACGCAGCGGGCGGCAGCTGCTGGACTGTCGGTCGCCAGCTATTTGCGCACGCGGGATGGACTGCCGCCCATCCCGCAGATGACGAACGCGTATCAAAAAACGCACCGCCGCTTCGTGGGGCAGTGCCTTGCGGAAACGAGGCAGGCAGACGGAACGGGGTGACGGCGAATTGTGCCCGCGCTGTAGTGGCGCTGGCTGCGAACCACAACCAAACGGAGACGACAATGGCCAAAACGAAAAAACGCCAACCGAAAACGCCCGACGAGCTGGACCTCAAGCAATTGCGGGACATTGAAGCCGCTGAGTTACAATGCCAGGAATCGGAGGGCATTGTGCTCGAGGCGCGCGAACATCTGAAGCAGGCGAAGGAGCTGCACGCGGGACACCAGTTCCAGCTGCGGCGGCTGGCGCGGGCGCGGTTGAACGACGAGCACCGCCCGCTGTTCAACCAGAAACCGGAGAAGAAGAAACGCGGCAAAAGGAGAGCCGCTCCATCGCCAGACGGCGCGGCGCTGATCGGCGCGCCGCCGGGGTTCCAGCCCGAGGGCGATGCCTGGCAGGCGGTGCCGCTTTCGGAATTAAAGGTCAGCGGCACGATTCTGACGGCGCTGCTGGCGGCGAAGCTGGAGACGATGGGCGGGCTGTGCGAGTATTGCCGCAGCGGCAAGAAATTGCTCGACATTGACGGCATTACGCTCCCCGAGGCGGCCAAGCTCGAGCAGGCGCTGGCGAAGTTCTGGGGCGGCATCCAAACCGCGACGGCGGCGGAGGTGCAGGCGTGACACGCGATCCCAACTGCGGTCTGAACGCCCGCCAGCGGCGGGCGAAATATGCACAGCGGACGAAATACGCGACCGTCGCGGCAGCCCGCGCAGCCGAGCGCCGCCGCGAGTGGGAGAAATGGCACAACCGAAAAAAGGAGAACATGGCGTGAGGGATATATTCTGGGCATCCGTGGGCGTCGTTTGCGCCCTGGCGTGCGTCGCGTGCTATGCCCTGGGACTGCCGCCCGCCAGCGCGCGGGCAATTGGGCGCGAACTGTGCGAGGGCCACAGCCATGATTAACCGATTGTATTTCGAGCGGCTGGAGCCGCGCCTGGTTCCCGCAGCCATGTCGCCCGCGTGCGAGCTGGTCGAGGCGGCGCTGCTGCGGGCGGCGCTGCCCAACAACGCGGTCCCGCAGATTCTGGACCGCAAAGGAGCAGCCATGTCAGAGCCGAAGCCTGGGGATAAATTCTGGATCGAATTCACGTGTAGCTATTGTGACGAGGCGCTGGTCGACGGTTATCCGACCGGTGAGCGCGTTGTGAACACCGAGTGCCACCGGAGGTTTATACTGGGCGCGCGAGTTGTGCAGCCGCCCGACTGCGGCGAGATTGATGTGCTGATCGAAACGATTAGCGACTGCGCCGCCTGCGACGGCACGCTGCGCGGGCAATTGAACGCGGCGCTGGCGCGCGTTCGGCAGCTGCTCACCACTTCCGCAATGGGCACGCCTCCGTCGCCATCGTGATCTTCTCCCGCAGCCCGCCGGTCCATTTCGACGCCGCGCCGCCACAGCCGCAATAGCGGCAGCGGTGCAGCCCGTCGTCGGTCGCCTCGAACTGCGGGCAGCCCCGGCAGATCTCCAGGATCCCAGCCACGCGCTCGGGCGGACGCTCGGGATAGCCCTCCAGCGCCCAGCGTGCCATCGCCCGCAGATACGTGCCAATCTGTTTGATGAGCGGCGGCGGGCGCGCCGGCTCGCCCAGCCGCACGCGGGCGATTTCGTACAGTGCTGGGAGCGGCACGTCCGCGCCGGGCTTGTCGCGCTGCGGGCAGATCGCGCACAGCTGGAGGTCGCCCAGCCGCCGCGAGGGCAGCGCCATGGCCACGCTGGCGCAATAACGCCGCCCTTCGATCTGGAGCCGGTGGCGGCAATCAAACGACATGGCGACGCCCCAGGTTCAGCGTGACGTGATCGGGCGGCAGCACGGTCATGATCCAGCAATACGGGCAAATCGGGTCGACGCCGCCGCCGACCGCGCAGCCCTTGGGAATTGACGGCGCGCTCGCTCCAGCACCGCAGCATTTGTAGGTGATCGCCGCCACAGCGCTTTTGGGCGGCAATAGCGGAATCGAGAGCCCGTCCAGATCGGACATTCTGGGTGGCGGGTCGTTTTCGTTAAACGGCGCGCCCGTGCGCGGGTTGGTTATGTCGCGCCATTTCTTGGCGAAGAACCACGACGACCACTGCACGTAAATGCTGGACTCGCACCACTCGTTCTCGCGCGCCCAGTCCGGGTCCGGCGGTCTGCCAGCGACGCCAGCCGAGTCGCAGCTGTCCTCGAACAGCGGGCAGAACGGATAGATTTCGGCGCGGCGAATGACGTCGGTGCACGCCGCTGGCGAGGGTGCCGGGTCGCAGCCGCCGGGCGTGAAACTGTTCGTGACGCCCAGAATACAGTCGCCGCCGCCCGGACTGATGCCAGCCGGCAGACAGACGCTGCCGTCGCCGGCGCAACCGCTATAGCCGTCGGCAATTGTCGTCGACGGACCGCGCCACGCACAATTGCGGCAATCGCCGCAGCGCGGCGACAGCCCGCTTTCGGGCGGGACAATATCGTTCCGCCAGGCGGCATAGGTGGCGTTGATCGAGCTCAGATGTGGGCAGCCTATGTCACCGCTGCCGGCGCAGCTCGTCGCGCCGCCGTTGTCGTAGATCTTCGTCGCCGCGCCGGTGACCAGAAGTTCCTCGTAATGGATGCCGGTGAACTGGCAATCCTTGCACGCGTTGCAGCGACCATCGGAATCCGGCGGCGTTGCTGTGGCGAGCGGAATCGCGTCCGTCGAATCGACCAGCCGGCTCGAGCACTGCGGACAGCGCGGGTGGAAATGGAGCGCCGGGTTATCGCTGACCGCATCGTCCGGCTCGGTCACCGTCAGCTGAGCGAACGTGAAATCGATAGGCGCTGTCGATGGCGGCGTGCCCGCGTCCGGCAAGGCACCGCCGAAGGCGCTTTCAAATAGCGTGTTGCACGGCATGTCGGTCGGCGTGTATGCCGCGCCGGTGAAGCTCGCGGCATAATTGACGTGCGCGTAGGTGCCACCAGCGTTCGCCAGCACCCAGGCGACCGTGACGGTATTTGTGTCGGTGAACGGCTGCTGGGCGAAGGTGTAATCGCAGCCGGGCGTGTCGCCCGAGGGCGGCAACAGCGGGCTGGGCATGACCGGCACATTCGCTGTGCCGGCGGTCGCCGTAATGGTGATCGTCGTCGGCGTTGTCGCCGCGCCCTGCACCTTGAACTGCATCGGCGCGCCCTGGTCCGCCGCGTCCGTATAGCCGGGGTCCGGCAGCGGATCGCCAGTGCCGCCGCTGATCGTGATATCGCTGCCGCTGATCGGGTGCGCCAGCACGCCCGTGCGGCTGCCGGCAACGATGGTATCGTCCCAGGCGATGTCCAGCAGATCGTTGTCGGCTGGCGTGATGCCCAGCGTGCGGGTGATCACGCCGTCGCTGCTGCTCGTGCGGCTCTTCAGCCGCCCAGCGCCGCCGGCGGTCGTGGCAACGGCGCTAACCACGTCCTTCCAGTGGCAGAGGCTGGCGGCGTCCTGCACCAGATGCCAGCTGCTCGTCATATACGCGCGGGCGGTCAGCCCAGCCAGCCAGACGGTATCGAAATCCTTCCACTCGATCTGCCCGAGGTTCGCGGAAACGAAGGCGCTGGGCATATCGATGGGAAACGGGCTGTAACCGAGCAGCGCGGGGTCCGGCAGCGGGTCGCCGTAGCCGCCAGAAATAGAGTAACCGCCGCCGCCCGTCGCGGTCACCAGCACATTGAACCGCGTCCCGACGGCTAGCGAGTCGTCATCCCAGTGCAGCTTGATGCGGTCGCCAGTTACGGGCGCCGGTCCCAGCAGCGTGCTGGCGACCGTGATCGTGCCGGCGCTGTCGCTCGAGCGGCTGAGCAGGCTGCCGGTGAGCTCCCGGTCGGGGTGCATCGATAAATAGGCGTCCATATAGCGCGGCGTGCCGCCAGCCGGGTGCAGAAACCACCGCGCCTGCCCGGCGGTCGTGAGCACGCCCGGCGCGCCGGCTGGGAACGCCAGCGTCGCACCGTCGCTAACAATGAATTGCGCGAACTTGCCAGGCGCCGCGTCAACCTCGAACTGCGCGAACGGCACGCCCACGCCAGTTTTGAAACCGCCCAGCGTGCTGATGAGCGCGTAGGCCTTCCCCTCGCGTTTCAAATGGCTGAGGCAGATCTGCCCGAGGCTAACGTTCTGATGTCCGGCTGGGTCCGTGCAGCCGGGCGTTGTTTCGCCGCTGCACATGCTGTCGAGCACTGCCGCGTTGTCCGCAGTCGTCGGGTCGGTAGTATATTCGTCAACCGCGCCGCCGCTGCCAGTCAGCTTGGCGTGCACCGCGTAGGTGCTGGCGCTGTTCACGCAGCGCGCGTCGCCAGCGCTGTAGGTGCACGCCAGACTGCCGACGGTCTCGATTAACAGCTCGCTATAGACGCTGCTGCTGGGACCATAGCGGATCTTCACGAATTGCCCCGGCGCGGTGAACGCCGCGCTGGCGAACCGCAGCGCCGGGTTCGCTGGCACCAGCGCCAGCTCGGCGGCATCCGTTAGCGCGTCGGGCAGGAGCTTCGTCACCGTGCCGCCGGCTGGGCTGCCGACCAGATTTCCGGTGTCGTCCCAGCGGCAGTTGCCCGCTGCGAGCGTGCCGCTGCTGTAATCGAGAACCGACGCGCCGTACAGCCCGTGGGCGCTGGCGCTGCCGAAATTGCCCCAGCCGTTGGCACTGCTGGCGCGAACCAGCACGACGCCCGGACGGGCACCAGTTTTCACAATTTGATCGTGATCGCACGCAGCCAGCGTGAACACAACCTTGCCGATCTCCTCGCTGCCGGGCGTGCCGAACGAGCAGGTCCAGGTTGCGACGTGCGTTGGGCTGCCACCCGTGTCATCGAAGTCCAGCTGGATGCTGATGGGAATGCCCGGATGGTCAACGCCGTTGTGCACGACGTCGACCGTGTCGGTATAGCGCAGCGACGTCGTGCTGACGCCATAGCGGTCCAGCCGGAACATTTTATTGATCCATGTCGTCAGCGCGATGCCGTCGACGGTCGTGGTGCCCGCGTCCGTAATGCCAGCCAGCGTCAGCTCGGAGAACCGGTCCTGCGGGTTCGTGCAGCCGGTGTCCTCGGTCCACGGCGTGAGGCTGTCGGTCGGGCAGGCGACCGGCCACCAGTAACAGCTCAGCGGCTCGCAGCCGCAGTCGCCCGCGCACGCCCGCTCGACGACCGTTTGAAACGCGATGCTCATTGTCTGCCGCGCTTCCGGATTTGCGCCGGGCGAACGCGCAGCTGACCGCCACGCTTGCCGGGCTGGAGCTTGAGCACGTCCTGCGCCTCGGCACGGTGCTGCGGCATGGTCAAATCGCCGCCGAAGGTGCGCAACGTGTATTTTCTAATCCAGTCAATTCTCATATTTACATGCCCAGCGTACCGCTGCCCGCCTGACAGACGCCCGCGACGGCGGTGATCGCCCAGGGCGTTGCGGCTGGGATGCCGTTCCACGCGCCGCCGCTGGTCACGCAGGTGATTTGATTTGGCGCGAACTGGGAAATGGTCGTGGGGTGCACGCCGAGCACCGTAATTGCCGTGAGCGGAACCGCCGCCGCGCTGATAATGCGGTCGAAAACAAACACCAGCTGCCCGCTGGGCTGGTCCACGATGTCGCCCTCGGTAGGCAGCGGCAGCGGCGCGGTGCTGGCGGCTGTAAACGGGAAATGCAGCGCCCAGCACAGCGAATTCGCGCCGCCGCCGCCACGGCTGGCGATGTAGCCGAAGAAGGAATTGCCAGTGCTCGTCGACGTCACGCCCTGGTTCGTGGCGTCCCAATACACGCGCTTGTAATTGGGCGAATTGTCCAGGTTCTTAATTTCGTAGACGCCGAGCCCCAGGCTGGCATTGCCGTTGCTGGTCGGGCGGTGCACCACCTCGGTGGGCAGATCGCCGCTGACCGCCAGCACGTCGCCAGCCGACGGCGTGCCTGCGATTTGCGCCGCGATCACCGGCTCGCCATTGCGAAACGCCGCCTGCGGAACGAATTGTGCCATAGGTCACCTCTCATGGACATTGTCGTGGATAGCCCTCGAGCTCGCCGTCGCCGCCCATCATTCCAACATTTACGAGGTCGCCATCCGCCGCGTCCTGGGCGGCATTCCAGACGTTGTCGACCGTATGCCCGCCGTCATCGGTCCATGCGCCGTGCCCGGTAGAAACCGCCACCGTGCCCTGCGCGCCCTTCGCCACAGCGCCGGACCACTTGCCCCAGAAGCTTCGGATCGGAACCGACAGCCGCACGGGCAGCAGCTTCTCGCCAATGGCATCCAGCAGGCAGATGATCTCGACGGGACCGATGGGAGCGCTGGTTAGATAATTCTGGTTCTCGGTCGGGATGGCATATTGGTGCCACGTTTCGACGACGACTACATCGGCGACGCAGCAGCCCGCAATCTGTGCGAGCCCAATGGTGTCCTTCGGTATGCCGTCGGCGGCAATCGCATATGCCTCGAGGATCGGCTGCTGCGGCTTGTCGCTGTCGAACCACAGCCCCTTCCGCGTAATGCTTGGCAGGTCGAGCAGGAAGTCGCCCAGCTGGAGGCAATCGCCCGGCGCATAATCGTCGGCGCTGCTGTTCTGCACATGCACGAAATTGCCGCCCAGCAGCGCCTGCCCGACGCCCAGCGCCGTGCCGAACTGCCGGCGGTCCTTGAAATCGGCGACGCAGTCCGCGATGTCATTTACGTTCCGCGCATAGCTTAGCGGGCTGCCGGCAATCGGCGACCCGACCGCGACCTTCTCCATTGCTACGGTCCTCCCCAGCCGAATGTGCCCGCGAAATCAATCGGGTCGTAAACGCGCTCAATGAATACTCGTTTCGGTTTCACCGCGCTGGTCGCGTCGCTCGCCAAATGGTCGACGAATTCGATCCACAGACATTCGTGTCCCTTCTTGGCGATGCCGCTGAACTCGGTGCCGATGGTCAGGCTGGTTTCGTTCTGGATGGCGATGAAATTGTAAACCACCTCGCTGTCGCTGTCCGTGCCCTCGTTGCCCGTCGCGCCAATGAACAGCAGCTCGTCGACGTCGAACGACTGAAACGGGTTGAGGTTCGTCTTGCCGGTCGCCCGCGCCAGCGTCTTCATGTAAGCGGCGCTGATAATGCCCGCCGGGTGCTTAAATGTGTAGACCAGCTTCAGCGCGGGAATCACCAAATCGACGCCCTCAACCTCGCCATTCTGCACGCCAATCGCGCCCTTGTAGGGGTCCGGATCGGGCGTGCCCGTCGTGCCGCTGGGATAGTACGTATGGATGTGCTGCTTGCCAGCCTTGACCTTGAACGTGCCGCCCGTGGTGTCGAACGAGAAATTGATGCTGCCGACCTCGCGGTTCTTTTTGCCGTATTCGACGCTGACCTCGTATTGTGCGTGCCCGGTTTCGCGCACACCAATGTTTTGCCGCCGCAGGATGCCAGCGGGCGTCATGGCATAAATGGGCGTGACCGCCAGCGCATAGGACTGCACAATAGCGTCGTTGAATTCGCCCACGCTGATGTACTTGAGCGTGTACTTGGGCGGGTCCTTCTCGAACTCGCGGCTGTCTGGCGTTTCGTCAAAGCTGTAGACGAGCGGCATGGCTGGTGCCTATTTGAAAACGTTGCCCGCAATGGCGTCGGTGATCTTCCGCGTATTCTGCTGCCCCTCGACGATAATGACCTGCAACTGCCCGGACATCTTTTTCAGATGATCCGACGAGCTGCCGCCCGCCAGCGCTGCGGCTGCGCCCGAGAACGTTACCACGGTCGCCGCCTTGAAACCACCGATGCCCCCCTCCTCGCCCGGCGGCGGCTTGGGCGGCGGCTTTTCTTTTTCCTTGCGCTCCCGCTCTTTGTCGGCCCGCTCTTTTTCCTCGGCAGCCTGCTTCGTCAGATCATCCAGCTGCTTCTTCAGCCGCGTGACCTCCGGATCTTCGCCCGGCGGCGCGGCGAGGGTTTTCTTCGCGTCGTCGATTATCTTCTGGCGGTCGGCGACGTTCTTCTCGAATTCCTCCTGCCGCGACTTGGCGTCGGCGTCGCGCTTGTCCTTCAGCGCCTTAATGGCGGTATCGCGGGTCTTGAGGATTTCGGCTTGCTCCGCCTGGGCGGCTGCCACCGCCGCGTCGCGGTCCTTCAGCGTGTCAGCGGCATGCTGCCGGAGCAGCTTGCTGGTTTTATCCCAGTCGCGCTCGTCGACGCCGCCGAACGCCACCAGCGCCTCGTGCGCGCCGGGCACGAATTCAACGAACGATTTCAGATCGTCGATCAGATCGGCGACCGTATTAGCGAAGAACTGCTTGATGCTGCCCCAGACGGTCAGCCAGACGATTTTGATCGAGTCGATCTGTTCGACCCACACCGCCTTGACGCGGAACAGAAACCGCACCAGCCCCTCCTGGAGCCAGGTCCACGCCGCCTCGGCATAGTCCTTGATTTTGACCCACGCCGCCTGCCAGATGTCCGCGACCCAGGCGGTTGCCTCGAGGAAGACGATCTTGATTGCCTGCCACGCTTTGTCCGCGCCGTTCTTGATGGCGTCCCAGCCCTCGAGCATCGCCAGCCGCAGACCGGTCATGGCAATCTGCCCAGCCAGCGCGAAGTCGCCGGCGCTGATGGCGTCGCTGATGCCGCCAAACGTCGTCTTGAAATCCGCCAGCATGTCCGCAAGGATGCCGCCAATGGCGGCGGCGGCATCCTGCCCAGCCTTGGTGAACCGGAAGAACGCGAACGTCGCCGCGCCGATGACAGCAACGACCGCGCCCATTGGTGTCAGCAGCAGCGACAGCGTGGAAATGACGAGGCTAATGACCGTAACCACGCCGCTAAACGCGAACTGCAAGATCTTGACCGCAGTAGTCAGCCCGAGCAGCGCGCCGCCGAGCGTAATTAGCACGCCCGACAGGCCGCTAATCATCACGATCAATTCCTTGTGCTTGGAAATGAACGCGTCAATCTGGACCAGCGCCCGCTTGAAGATGTCGACCGTTTTGAGGAACGCTGGCGCTAGCGCGCTGCCGATGGTGCTGGTGACCTGTCCAACCAATTCCTTCAGCACCTTGAAACCCTCGGCGACCTCGCGGGCGAGCTTGGCATCCTCGGGGCTGGTGACCAGCCGCAGCTCGCGGGCTTCCTGCCGCAGCGCCCGCAGGTTCTGGAGCATCTCGGTCAGCAGAAACGCGCTCTTGCCGAATACGTCAAACGCCAGCTTCGCCCGCAGTGCATCGTCGGGAATTCCAGCCAGCGCATCCGCCACCGCCTGGAACCTGCCCTCGGGCGACATTTTGAGCAGATCGCCCACCGACAGCCCCAGCAGCCGGAACGTCTCGGTCGCGTCCTTGCTGAACAGATCGGCGCTGCCCAGGTTGGTTTGCAGATGTTTGATCGCGCTCACGACCGTGTCGAGATCGGTCCCGCTGCGCCGCGCCGCGAAGCCCAGCTCGGAAAGCGAATCCACGGCGATGCCCGTGCGCTTGGACAGTATGTCCAGCTCCTCGCCCCCCTCGGCGAATACCGCCAGCGCGCCCAGCAGGCTGCCCCGCAGCGCGCCGCCAGCCGCCAGCAGTGCCGCACCAATTGCCGCCACGCCGCCCGAAAACTTCTTGAGCTGGTCCTTCGCGCCCTCCAGCCCCTTCGCGAACGCCTCGCCTTTCAACAGCAGCTCGACGTATGCCCTGCCAGCCTCAATGTCGCCTCTGCCTGCCATATTTCAGCTCGCAGCCCAGGCTTGGAGGACCGCTGGGTTATAGGGAATGATTGTCGGAACCACCTCGCGGCTGCCGCCGCTGCCCGTCGCGGCATCGAAGCCGCCCAAGATCTTCGCCTTGCCATTCGCCATCCACAGCAGCTTGCGCAGCGTCAGCCCACCGGGCTGGACGCCGACGAAGCCCGCGAGTTCCCAGCACTCCGAAACCGGGTCGTAAGGTTGCCCAGCTCGTGGTCCATGACCTCCTCGGCTGCCTTGACCAGCCGGTCCGCCAGCACCGGGTCGTTGATCTTGGCCATTGCCTTCGCCGTGAGCAATTCCCGCATCACCCTGTTTTTCTCCAGCCCAGCCTTCAATAGCGCCCGCTGGTGGGCTGGGGTAAAATCCACAATTGCCTGCAACAGCGCCTCCGCCAGCGTGCCCAGGCAATCGCCGTGCAGCTGGTCATAGAACTTGAACTGGTCGATCTGCCTGGCAGCCGCCTGCGGTTGGCACAGCACCCACGCGGCTTGGCACAGCAGCACGTAATCGTTCTCCAGGCGTTGCAGCGTGTCGCTGGGCTCGCCCAGCAGAAACTTGGGGTCCAGCTCGCGCAGCGCCTCGAGCCCGTTCAGCGTAATCGCCAGCGACCATTCGCAGCCGGCGGCGTCAGTAAATTTCGGCATTATCAAATCCCCTTAAAAACCGCGCCGCCCGCGTCTGAATCACCCACGGGCGGCGCATGGATCGCAGACCTACCGCATGATGTCATCAGCACTTCGGAGGTGCACCTTAACGGGTCCTTTCATTGCTGGGGTTGCCCCTGGTGGTTCGCTAGCTGTTCGCCGCGCAGATCAGCTTGAACGTCGCCGCGCTGGCGGCGCTGCCATTGGAAATATCAAAGTTGGCAATCGTTAAACCGCTGAACGGGTTGCTGCTGCCGCCCGCCACATCCCAGACCTGCGGCGCGTTGCCCGTCATGGTTTTCGCCAGCACCTCCGTGCTGCTGCCGTCCAGGAACCGCGCCTTGCCGAGGCTCGTGTCGCTGGGGTTCGGCAGCTCCAGGCTGAGGGCAATGATCGCGATGTTGCTGCCGATGATTTCCACCTCGACCAGCACGGGCGTCGCCGCGACGACCGGAGGGTTCGTGCCCATCGGCAGCGCATCGCCCGAGGCGAGGGTGAACGGCACGGTGGTGCCAGCGACCGTGCCAACTGTGGCGTTGTACGCAACGCCCGTCGCCCAGCTGATATCGATCTTCTGTCCCGTAATAATGCCGTGGCTCGAATTCGTCATCGTCAGCGTGCCCGCCGTGCCGCTGGTCCGCGTCGTCAGCTGCGCGGGCTGCCCGATTGGAACGGTCACGTCGCGGACGTCAACGCCGTTCGTGATTCGCACCATCTGCTTCGAGATCGACAGCCCGCCGCCAGTCACGGCGACGGAATTCGTTGTGCTTGACATGGTTCATCCTTCCGAGGGTTAAACGTACAGCTGCGGGTCGCGCCCATAGCCACGCGTGGGCGTGCCAGTAAATTTCTTGGTCTGCTCGCCCTTCAGACCCATCGCGTTTTCCACCTTTAAAATGTAATCGCCGTCCGGTCCCTTGCCGGCGCTGTAATCTTTCAGCCGCAGGGCGACGCCCGCGCCGGTGGCGGCAGCTGTCATCATAGCCGTCAGCGCGGTGTCCGCCGTATCGTAAATCATCGTGAACTCGACCGTGCCCTTCAGACACGTCACGCCCTGCGTTTCGATCGGAATCGCCAGCCCGGTGCCGCGCACCGTCGTGTTGCCATAGTCGGCGTCCATCGGGAAGTTGATGTCCTGCACGTTCGTCAGCTGCGTCGCGGCGGTCGTGCCAGCCACGCCATAGAACAGTTGACCTTCAAAACCCATTTTGACGGTGCCGGGCACGGGAAGCTCCTTTCAAATTAAGTGCCGACCGACCCCTCCCAGTCCTCCGCGAAGCGCGGCGCGCCGCGTTGCAAGGCTGGAAACATAAACGGTCGCTCGGGATAGTGCTGCTTCTTAAATTCGCCGCCGAACTCGTGGGCTGCGCCCGCCTCGCCGAAGATCGATGCCGCCGGTCCAATGACAGCGCCAGTTTTGTCGGCGAAATAAATGATTGCCGTCCGCAGCCTGCCGGTCGCCGAATACGGAGGCGTGCCGGGCGGCGACGGCTCATGCCGCACACGCTTCCGCCCGCTGCCCTTCGTGAATCGCCCCTTGGCGTCGCGCATCAGACCCGCGTTCGTGGCGACGCCCGGCGGGCGCTTGATGCTGGCAATGGCGTCCTTGCGGATCGATGCCGCCGCGTGCCCGAAATTATTGAACGCGGCTTTCTGGACCGCGTCGGTCAGGTTCTTCGTGTGGTCCTCGACGGTGACCCGCATGCTAAACATCGGTATAGGCGGTGAATGTAACGCGAATGATGGAGGTGAACTGCGCCTGCTCGCGAATGTGCTTCAGCACTGGGAACGAGAGGATTTCGGTTTCCTTCCAGACGCCGCCCAGCCCGTTCAGCCGCTGCGGCACGAGGCTGGTGGCAATCGTCTCGGCGAGCAGCATCATCGCGTCGATAGCTGCCAGCGACGGTTTGCCAGTGGCCGGATCGGCGTCGCCGTCGGTGAACTTCTTCCGCAGGGCAATGTCGCACGGCACGTCGCTCACCAGCTGCCCGCGCGAGCCGAGGTCAATAGTCTGCTTGGTGCTAACGCCCACTACGTCGCAGTGAATAACGCCATCGTCCTCGAGCCGCAGATCGAAGTCGGCATAGCTGCGCACGGGCGTGAACGCCGTGGCGTATGGCTGGGCGGCGATGAACGCCGTCAGTTGCTTCGCGATGTCGACCGCGACGGCGTCCGCCATTACAGTTGCTCCTTGGAGTGAACCAGCTGAAGCACGCCAGCCGCGTCCAGCGGCTCGTAGCACGGGTTGTGGGCAATGGGCAGCACCTCGTATTGCTTCGTTCCATCGAACAGCAGGTCGCCGCTGCGCGGCACCCAGCTGCCCATGTCGGCGGCGGTGAACGTCCAGTCCGTCGCCGTGAATAGGGTGAGGATTCCCTCCTCGTCCACGATCTCGTAGTCGCGGAGCGACAGCGTGCCCACAATGGCCACCGCCAGCGGCGCGCCTTGCCGCATGACGTTCAGCGTGTGCCCGGCGGCTTGTTTCAAATAACCGCCCAGCCACGCGGCGCTGTCCTCCATAAACGTGACCATCGCCGCCTCCGGTTTACACGTAGGGGAAGTGCAGCGCGCGGCAAACGCTGTTCGCGCCCAGCCCGCCGGTGCCGACGATGATGAAGCCGAACAGCGCGTTGTTCGTGCTGACGGTCGTGACCTTGGTATTCGTGGCGTCCCACCAGACCTTCGCGTTGTCGGCGGCGTTGTTCAGATTGAGCACCTCGTAAACGCCTCCGCCACCCGCCAGCGCGCCCACGGCATTGTTGGCGATGTCCTTGTGGGCAACGCCGCAGGTCAGACCCGCCGTGTTGCCGAGCAGAACCACCTGTCCGGCGGCGACGTTGCCGGTCGTCGGCGTATAGTCCAGCATCACCGGCTCGCCATGACGAAACTTAGCTGCTGCTGCCATGATTAAACCTCCGTTGGAATGAGCGCCGGCGGCTTGACGACAGCCAGCGAATGTTGGATCTCCAGGATCTCGACGCCCCACGATTTGCAGAACGCATCGACCGTCGGCTGTACCTCGCGGTCCTTGCGGCTGCCGTAATCGTGGAACACCAGCAGCCCGTTCGGCGCGAGCACGCTCCACGCCTTCGCCACGTCCGCCTCGATGCTGGCGCGCGAATGATCGCCATCGATGAACGCCAGATCGAACGCGCCCAACAGCGGCTCGTCGGGATGCGCGACCGTGATTCTATCGGCGACGCCGTGCCGCGCGATGGCGGCATCAAAATCGGGTCGCGTATAGCGGGCGACGGGCGTGCCGCGCCCGTCGAAGTAGTCACACGCCACGACGCTGGCGGCGCTGCGGGCGAGGCAGATGGTCGACAGCCCACAATAGCTGCCGATCTCCAGCACGCGCTTGCCGCGCGCCAGCCGCGTGAGCGCCGCGCCCTCTTCGGGCATCAGCCAGCCGGGCACGTCCCACGGATGCGCGTCGGCAATCGGCGAGCGTTCCCGCGACTCCGTATCGAACGGCTGCCCCCAGGCGATGTAATTTGGAAAACGGCAGTCGCCCGTGTGGATCGCCTGGAGCTTCCGCGTCGCGCCCAGCCGCAGCCCCAGCTCGCGGCACAGCCGCGAGAAGAACCAGTCCTCCGGCTCCGTTTGTGCCATATATTTATTCGCCGCGCGGTTGAACACGATGCGGTCGTTGACCTCGAAGTGCACGAGCCGCGCCCAGGCTATGTCGAAGCGGCAGACCCAGCAGCCGGTGTTGAGCAGCAGCGGGAACGGCAGGTCGGCGCTGGTGAACGTTTCGGGCAGCGCCAGCACGTCGTGCATCGTGAGCCGGCAATGCGGCAGCCACGTATCGCTGTTGTCCAGCGCCAGCGAGGACAGCCCGCGATTGTCCTTGATGGGCAGCGCGACGCACAGCACGTCCAATTGCGCCCGCTCGAGCTCGCCAATCAGCGTGTCGAGCCAGAATTCCTCCAGCCCCACATCATCGTGCAGCATGGCGAAATACTTGACCGGCAGTCCCTCGTGCACGCGGTTCAACGCGCCGCACCATAGCGCGTTGAAATTGCTGCCCAGCAGACTCCCGCCGGACCAGTCCTTTCTGACCTGGGACATGTCGCGGCACGCCTCGTGAAAGGATTTCGCCGCGTCGCCAGTCGGGCGTCCATAGCCGCAGGGCATGCCCAGATATATGTGCCGTCGGTCGTCCACGGATTGGTGCTCCTACTTCGGCTCCTCGGTCTTCGCATGGCGGCTGTGCTGCACCGGCGCTTTGCTGTGCGGCGGCACGCCCTCGACGTCCTTGCCGCCGTTGGCGATTTCGATGGGCGGGTTGTCGTCCTTCAGCAGCCGCTCGGCGTCCTCGGCGGCGATTTCGATTTCCTTGCCCTCGAGGGCATCGTCGAGCTTCAGCCCGAGCGCGCCGCATATTCGCGTGTTCAGGCTGCGGAGAACTGTCGCTTTCATCGTTTGGCTCCTGCGTTTTGGGTTTGGGGATTCTAAATGCCGCCGCCAATTACGAGCCAGCGCTGCGAACGCCAGCGCGCGGCTCGACGAAGGCCACGCCCACGTCGCTGTAGCCGCGCATTGAAACGCCCAGCACCGAGAATTCTGCGTCGGCGGTCTGCACCGTCGGCTCGGGACGCCCGTTCAGCGCCGCAATTTCCGCCGTGGGCAGCGTAGTGGGCGCTGCCAGCAAATACCACACGGTGGTGCCATATCCCGTGTAGTTCGTGTTCTCCATGTAGGGCGAGGTCTGGACGTTATAGCGTCCCTGGAAAACGTTTGTCGACGGCGTCGTGACGCCCGTGGTCGTATTGATCGAACCGATCAGCAGACCCGATTGCATCAATGCCAGCGCGGTCGATTTCAGCGAGGGCGGCACCAGCAGAATGCTGGGGTTCATCCCCAGCGGATTGCCGTCGGGGTCTTGCTGGTTCAGAAACACCACCTCGGCGGCGGTCAGCCCAGCCAGCGATAGGGCGCTGCCCGAGCCGGTGCTGACGTTCTTGTTCCCGCTCGTATAGAACGCGGAATTGTTCAAATACAGCCGCCAGAAGATGTCGTTCAGCTTCAGCATCCCGCCGCGACCGATGCGGGCGGGCGTCGCGGTGATCGCGTTCAGATCGTCGTTGATAATGTCGGTCCGCGTGATCTGGCAGATGATGCCATAGGTCGCCGCCTGGTTCTTGTAGACCGTCTCGCCCAGCTCGGCGCTCTTCAATTCGCCGTCGGGTCCGACCTGCTGGAACATCAGCCCGCCCGTCAGGCTGACCGTCGTGGTCTGCTTGAAGTCGCGGACGTTCCGCACCGTGGCAATGGCGAGCGGCGTCTGATCGACGCTCATCCAGCCCTGCATTAAATACTTGTTGGCCACATTCGACAGAATGTTCGGCAGCGACAGCGTGCTGAATCCTTCACCGCGAATGAACTGCCGGCCATTGCCCGGCGCGCCGTGCAGCATGCCGAACGCCGCGCGGTGGCACTCCAAATCGACGTCATAGCTGGGCTTGAAACCCTGCGCCTCGGCGCTGATGCACCACAGCTGCTTGAGCCCGATGCCGTTGGGGAACCGCTCGCCAGCCACGTCGAGCGTCTGGGCATCGTAATGCTTCTCGATGTTCGCCAGCCGCCCCGACTGGCAGATCGCCGCTTCGATGACCTTCTGCGTGATGCCGCGCCCCGGCTTGGCATTGAACGTGGCGGCGGCAACGGGCAGTGTCGCCTCCCATAATTCGCCCCGCAGCTTCTCGGGCGTCCATTTCTCGTTCTCTGCACGCTCGCCCAGCGCCCGAATCTGCTCGCGGTTGTTCGGGCTGCGAATGTACGTCGCCTCGATGGTCCGGCGGATCTCGTCGAGCCGCTGTTCCTCAGCCTCGACGGCGTCGGTGATCGAGCGGATGCTGCCCGGCGCCGGCGCGCGGCGCTTGCCGGGCTGCCCCGCATAATCCGCCTCAAGGTTGGCGACCTGCTGGTCGGTGAGCGAATCAAGGTCCAGGCTCGGGACCATTGCCCGCAGCCACTCGGCGACTTTCGCGTCCATTGGATTGCTCCTGTGAGAAGATGCGGCGGTCGCCGCTATTGATGCCGTGGTGTTGTCGTCAGCGCCATGGCTGACAAAAGCAAAACCCTTGAGGGTCGAAGACCGCACCACGTAAATCGGTCCCTTGAATGTCTGCCCGTTGACCGTGACCATTTTGCCGGCCTTCACCAGCTCGGTTTTGTTGGCCTTCGCCTCGATGGATGCCTGCCAGCGATAGCCGTCCGCCGCGCTCCGCACCACCTCGTCGCGGGCTGGCGTCGCGGCGGTCGCGCTGCCCGTCGCCCGCAGCGCCGCCCCGGTGTTTTGCAGCTGGAAGTTGCCGACCCGCTGGCTGCTCTCGTGGTCCAGATTGGCGACCAGCACGTTGCCCGGCTGCACGCCCGCGAGATCGACCACGACCGGCAGGTCCCAGCCCTCGATGTCGAGCATGCCGCCCGTGTAGAATTCCGCGTCGAACGTGGCGGGCTTTTTCTTATCGGCATCCGCCCCGACGATCGTTACGTTGCTGACGAAGCCAAGGATCGTTTTCGCTTTGCTGGCGGCTGGCATCGGCGGTGGTCCTTTCATAAAGGTGGACATGCACATGGTGACCGCTTGGTTCTGGGGACGCCCCTCGTCGACCATCTGCGGCACGCAGCGTGCCATATAGTCGGCTTGCGATTCCTGATTATTTGGAGTTGGCAGCGGCATTTATTCCTCCGCACCTTCTGGTTTCTAGTATCGCGACAGATCAACGTCCGGAAGCTTCTGCCAACGATCTCCCATATAGACGTCAAGCTGCGCCGCCGGAATAACGGCGGTGTGGATGATGCCCTCAGCCGTGGGGTTGGTTTCCGATGCCCGCCGCCCATCTTCTTCGCGACCCATTTCCCAGCGGACGTCTTTGCGGGCAATGCGCAGCATGGCGAGGTTTTTCGTTTCGCCAGCTTGCGTTGCTTCGCCCCAAAATTTTGCTGATTCCAAGTGCGGCGCGACGCTAATCTGCCCGGTGTCGTCCGCCTTCAGACCTTGCCGCTGGATTGCCGCCAACTTGGAAACGTTCGTCGTGTGGTAAAGGTAGTTTCCTTTACTGCCAGCCGGGTCTTCGTGCGTCGGGGGTGCCCAACTGCCGCGCGCACTTTCGCCACCACCACCGCCGGGCGAACAAGTCGGATCGACGCCGCCGCCGGGACCGGTCGGGCAGAAGCTGCCGGGCACCCCGTCATCGTCCAGCAGTGCGACATCGGATATGTGCACGCTTTTCCGGCGGGCAAAGATATTGATGGGCGCATGCCCGTTGCCATTCAGCGCACTGGCGAATGTTTCGTCTGCCACGTCGCCCGCCTGCGCGGGCGTGCCGGCGCTGCGGTCGGGCTTGGAAGCGGGCTGAGCGGGCTGAGCGCCGGGTGCGTCGGGCGGCGCGCCGGGTCCGCTGCCCGGCTGTTCTGGCTGCTTCGGCGGCGGCAGCGTGACGTCCGCCAACCGCTGCCGCAGCTCGTCCTCGTCCAGCCCCAGCGCTGCGCACCACCGGTCGATGAAATCTTCGAGGTCCAGCCCCTGCTCGGTCCACAGGCTGACGATGTCAATCTGTCCGGTTTGCAGCTTGGTGCGGTTGGCGTTCGCCTCCGCCTCGACGTCGGCCACGGCATGCTTCGTCCAGTCGAACGTATGCGCGAAGGCGAATTGCCCCAGCGCCAGCGGATCACCGCCCAGCCAGCCCATCGCTTTGACCGCCAGCATCAGCCACGACCGGAACATTTTGTCCAGCACCAGCTCGGCGCAGTCCTGGCGGTCCCAGTCGAGGTGCCCGTAGTAGGTCTGATGGTCCAGCCGCCCGCTGGCGTAGTTGTAATCGGCGGAATTGCACAGCGCCTTGTTCAGCGGCATCGATTTGGGCCGCGCCTGTTCGTTGATCAGCGACTTGTGAAACTCGTAATAATTCGCCGCCGGGTGCTCGGATTTGAGCTGGAACGGTTCGACGTTATTGGGCAGCGCCGTCAGCATTCCGTGCGACAGATCGAAGACGTCGAACGGCACCATCTGGTTTAATTCCTCGGGCGGGAACAGCGTCTTCAGCAGCAGCGTGAACTCGGCAATCTTCTCCGCCGTCGAAAGGTTCGCCTCGCGCCACCGGCGGGCTGCCGCGCCGAGGTTCAGCGTGGACGCGGATTCTGGCATCCCACGGTGCTGGTTGGGACGCCGCAGCTTGAACCAGTGCAGCACCTGGTCGGCTGGGAATTGCTCGGGAATGAGCGTGATGTTGACCTGCCGGTTGCTGCCGGGGTGGTATTTCAAGAAATCGTAATAGATGGGATTGCCGAAATCATCAAACTTGATCCCGTCGATGTACGTCGGGTCATTGAACGGCACATAGGGCGTGTGGCACTGCTCGGTTTCCCGCAGCTTGAGATCGAACTTCACTGGGTGGTCGACCATCGGGTTCTTGGCCATGATGGCGAACGCCTCGCCATCCTGGTGCTTGGCATGCGCCATGCACCATAATTTCCGCCGCAGCCCGACCGCCGCCGCCCACGCCTCCCACTGCGCCTCGATCATCTGGTTAAAGCCCGTGCTGGCGGTGTTCATCCGCAGCGTCGGTCCCTTGCCGATTAGATCGGTGGCGTAGGTCTGCGCGATGCCGTCGCTGTAGCCGTTGTTGGCGACCTCATAGCGGCTGCGCCAGACCAGCGGGCGTCGCACCTCGATGCTGTTGGCACTATCGGCGTCCAGCTGATCGGCGTTCGCCCAGATGTTGACGTATTCGTCACCGTTCTGCGCCGCCTCATAGCGGGCACGGATCCGCTGCTCGAGCTTCCGATAGATCTCGGCGGCAATCGGCATCGACGGTTTCCGGTCGGAAAACCCCAGCAGCTTGCCGACGCGTCTTCGCAGTGCCTGAAACATGGACCGGTTTATGCGCCGCAGCCGGGTCCCCGCAGCTTGCGGAACCGCAGCCCGAACGCGTTCTGATCGGATGCCTGGCTGACATATTCTGCCGCCTTAATTTGGTCCTCGAGCGACGCAGTCTGGACCTCCTGGTTGCCGATCCGCACGCGGGACAAACCAGATTTTGCACTGATGACGATCTGCTGTTTGATGTCGTCCGAGTCGCTCATGGCGGCAGCTCCTTCGTTGCGCGGAGAATAGCAACCGGCGGTGCGGGTTGCAAACAAGATTTGCGTTAGCAGAAGACTCAGCCTATGTCGCGAGGCGGGTCAATGGTTTCCAGGCTGTACACCTCGCGGCGGCAATTCCGGCAGACCAGCCGCCGCCGTTTGCCAGCCCGGCTGCGCCACGTGCTGGGAGCCTCGAGGTGCTTGCAGCCGCAATGCGGGCAGGCGAACCCGCCGATGCGCTGGGCAGCGGCTGCGTTCTTCTGCGCCGCCTCGGCGGCATATTCCGCCATCGTCTTAGGCGGCAGGTCGCGGCTCATGCCGACCCCCTGCGGGCTGCTGCTGCGGCAGCCATCTCCGCCATCGTCATCGCCCGCGACTGCGTTTTGATCGTGGCCGGACCGAGCAGCTGGATGCCCTTCATGGCGGCGGCAACGTTGCTCAGATAGGCGGCGTCCAAATAGTGGTTCTGAACGCGCCCAGCCTTGACCTTCCAGACCCGCCGCACCACGCCGCGCACCACCTCGTCGACCTCGACCTCGGCTGTAATGTGATGCGCGAAGCTGTAATGATCCTTCGCCTGCGCCGGCAGCCGCTTGTCGAGCCACTTCCGCTCCTGGTCCGACATGTCGCCAAACATATAGGCGCTGCCGGGCTTGCCGTCGCCCGTCATCCAGCGGGCGTGCTCGTAGGCTTTCCAGCGGTCGGTATCGGCATGCAGCAGCCAGAGGTTGCCAGCCTGCCGCGCCAGAAACGCACCGCCGCCAGTGATGGGCTTGCGGTCGCTGGTCCGCTTGAACAGATCGTAGAAATTGGGCGACGCGCAGCCATGCGACTTGCCGTGTCCCTTGCTGGGGTAGACGCCCAGCCCCAGTTCGCGGCACGCCGCGTAGACCGCCTCGGACTGCCAGCCGCTATCGATCAGCGTAAGATCAATGGCGACCGGCTCGCCCGCCGCGTTGCGCGGGCACCGGTCCTCGGCCTTCGCCTGTTCGAAGCGTTCCAGGATCGCCCGCTTGATGGCGAATTCCACGCCCTCGTCGCTGCCATACTGCGTGCCCTGCGTTTCGACGAAACCGTAGTCGATCACGAAGCTGCTGGAATCCGTCCGCCAGGCTTTGACGACATAGAAGATCCCGCTCTTCTGCACGTCAATGCCCTGCGAAACCACCACGCAGTCGGGCGGCACAATGCGGCGGGCGAAGCCCGATAGCTTGAGCATGATAGCGCGCGGCGTCAGACCATGCTGGAGCCCGGCAGCCTCCTCGGGCGGATCGTTGTCGAGCTCGGTCGCCACGGCGTCGCGCCCGATCTTGGCGACCCAGGTGTAATAATGCTGGAACGCCGACAGCTCGCCGTCGCTGCGGCGGTTCTTGTTCGCGACCAGTCCGCCCGCGTCCATCGCCGCGCGGTTGCCGGCATAGAACGCCGCCGCCAGCCGCGTGCCGTCGCGCCAGTCCGCCTCTTGCAGCGTCACGAACTCGTCCCAGAGATCCTGGCGGTCGGGCTGGCGAATCATGAACCGGAAACGCTTGCCGCCCCACGATGGTTTCTGCCCTGGGTCCGTGTACAGAAAGCCGACGCCCATGCGGGATTGGAGCGTGACCAGCATCACGCGGGCAATGCGGCGGCGCTGCCCGCCGAGCCCTGCGATGCCCCGGTCGACCTTCCGCGCCAACTTGCCAGCCTGCTCCTCGCTATTGATCGTTTCGTCCGTGTCCGGATCGTCAATGATGGCTGCCTCGGGGCGCAGATCGCCCTTCTTCAGCCCGCGCACCGCCGCGTCCAGCCCGCGCGTCGCCAACCAGCTGCCCGCTGCCCGGCTGCCCGGCACGTCGGGCAATTTCACCTCGCGACCGCACCAGACGAAGCGGGACAGCGCCCGCGTATAGCGCTTGCCATTGTCGTGGCGAAAGCCGCTGCACGTTTGGTAATGCGCGCGGTTCGGCGTGTTTTCCAGCGCGCGGATCGGAAAGCACACCTCGGGATAATACTCGCACAGCCGGTCGTTTGATTCCAGATGCTCCTTGATGGTCGCCAGCGAATTGCCCGCGTCGTCGCCCGTGGCGGCAAACAGCACGACGAAACGGCACAGCCCGGTCAGCACGCAGAAGATGGCGACCGCCTCGGCGATGGTCGTCTTGCCCTCGCCCCGCGATGCCGCCAGCGCAATATCGCCGCCGCCGGTGATCGCGACGAGAATCGCGTCGATCATTTCCCGCTGTTGGGGAGTGAACGGATAGGTGAAGATCTCGGCGAAGAAGAACCGCAGCCACCGCTCGATGTTCAGCTCCAGCGCCCGCCGCCGGCGCTTGTCGCGGCAGATTGGCACCATTACGTCGCGCTCGACGAACCGCTGCTCGCGGTTCCGCTGCGCGGCGGTCGCCCTAGTCATCGAGGGGAATTGCCGCACCACGGGTCATTCTCCCAGCCCTCCGCCAGCGGCTGCCTCGGCAGCCGACGCCCGCATGTGGTCCGCCAGCCGGCGGAGCGCCGCATAGCGCTGGTCGAAACGCGCGGCAGCCTGTTGGACCTCCGCTGGGTTGCGGGCAACGATGCCCAGCAGTTCGGACGCCTTTTCCTCCAGCACCTCGAGCAGCGCGCGGTCGATCGCGCCCAGCTCGCCAGCCAGCAGCAGGTCGACCTTCACGCCATCCGGCTTGCCAGCCCGAAACTCATCCATGCTGTGCCGTGCCATCGCGTCACGCCTTTCGCTTGAGCAGCCACGCGGCGACGAGGCAAACCGCCGAACCCGCGAGGCAAAGCGCTATCAAAACCACGTTGCACCCCTAATATGACAGCGACGCCAGCCGGGCGTCGTTCCAGCGAATGAAAGCAACCAGCTGCCCTAGATCGGGATAGTACGGATCGCCCTGCTGCACGACGCCCGCCAGCACCTTCGCGTAATAGGACAGCTCGCCGGCGCACCGCGCCTGGTGCTGCCACTCGGGCGAGCCGGCGGCACGCCCGGCAATAGCGCCGTTCGTGTAGGCGGTCAGCTCATCCAGAATATACAGCGGCTGCGAATTCCAGCCGGTGATCGGCATCCCGTTGTAAACGCCGCCGGGGTCGGCGCATTGCCCAGCCACCAGCCCGTACAGCGGTCCCCGCTGCGGAATCCGCGCGACGACATCCCGCAGCGTCACGCGCGGCTCACGCAGATGCCACCGCAGCCCGCCATAGCAGTAGAACGCGCCCCAGCCGCCGCCGGCGCGCTCCCGCAGCAGCCCGTTGACGTAATGCGTCAGCTCGTGCGCCGACGACGTGGCGTCGGCGTCGACGTAGAGCGCATTGTCCCGCCCGCCGTGCGCCATGAGGTCGGCGACATAGGGCGAATACTGGGCGGCGGCGCGAGCAGCGCCCAGCAGCACGAGCAGGCTGACGCGGGCGAACATGGCGGCTCCTTCAGCCGGAAAAGTAATAGCTGCAATTAAGCACCGCGCCGGCTGCCGCCTGGATGAGCTTCAGCCGCGTGAGATCGCCGACGTACCACTGCCCGCCGCCGACCGGAATAAACATCCCCGTGCTGGCGGTGGGGTTCGTGCCATCGTCGCACCAGCGCACCTGCGCGTTCTCTGCCTGAAGCAGAACGCAGTTTGCGCCGACGATCGTGGCGTCCAGGCTGACGACGCCGCTGAGGTCTGTGATCTGGCGATAGCCTGCCGGGCGGATCGCGCCGTCGACAATTTGATACCGCCCCGATGCTGCTTGAATGGTTGGCATAGGTGGTCCAATCGTAATATAGGTCACCGCGCGGGAAACCGTGTTGATAATGACCGTCTTCTTCGTCAGCCCGCGCTGCACGACGAGGTCGGCGGCTGACCGCGCGCCGCATGCCGTGACGGTCCCGAGCAGTTTCGGCGTCGCCAGCAAAGTATCCAAGGTATTGAGCCGGTCGACGAACAACGGCTGGCTGTAAAACGCGTCGCCGAGCGCGGCTGCCATGCCGCAATAAAATAGAATCCCCTGATAGTAACCAGCCGGATACGTGCCCGGCGGATTGTACGAGGTGGTCGGCAGCAGCACCGGATAGCAGTGGTTGTCGACAAACAGCTTGGCCTTCCGCAGCCACTCGTCGACCGCCGCCTTGCTGGCGAAGAACGTTGGATTATCCGACAGCTCAAAGTCGACGGCGTCCGCCAGCGCCAGCTGCGCGAGCTGCGCGTCGCTCATAATCGTCGGATAGTGCATCGCCGTATAGCCGAAATTGGGCAGATGATAAAACCCGATGCTGTGCAGCACGTCGTTCAGCAGCCCGAAATAGACGAACATCTGCGCCAGCGAAATCGGATAGGGACTGCTGCTGCTGTCAATTTCCGTGCTGCGCCAATTGTCCGTGCGCACGCCCGTGTAGCCCAGCGCCTTGCGGGCGAGCATCTCCGTGCGCATGGCGTCCAGCAGTTTGTTCCGCGCGCCAGTCTGGCGAATGTCGACGCTATAGGGATGCACATACTGACCGATGCTGGGACCAGCCTCGTATTTCAGCAGCTCGCCCATGCTGAAGATGCAGCCCGAGAAATCCGGCCCCGGAAAGCGGTCGAACGGGTCCGCCATCTGATAACCGTCCTGCGTGTCGGAAATATCGTCGAGAATCGTGCTGTCGATGTAGGTGAAGATATTACTGCGCGGCGCAGCCCGCATGATGGCAGCCATGATCGTCGCCCGGTCGCCATCTGTGCGGGGCGTGAACGTCGGCCCCGGTCCCTTCAGCGTATTCTGGACCGGCACGATGAACGACTCGCGCCCGTCAATCCGCGCCATATAGTCGGGGTTGTTCGTGTCGTCCTGGTCGGCGGACCAGACCCAGAAACAGCCAGTCTGCTGCGGCGTTCGAAGCGTGGGATTCAATGCCATGGCGCTATCGGAACAGCGGGCGTCCCGCCTTCACGTTTTGAAACATTCTGTCCAGCTGCACGGCGGACAGCTCATAG